CTGATTTTCTTGAATTGTTAAAATACTATCGCCAACGTGGTGGTATTATGAGTAAGTTCGGTATGCCAGAACTTGGGTATGGAACTTCAGATACAACCGATGCTATATTTATGACTGATTCATTTAAGTATGACAAGCGTGTTGATGGTCTATATACTTGTAAAGCAGACATAGTTGAGGTGTTATAGTGAGTAAAACAATAACAAATAGTGTTCGTTCAGATGACCAATTAGCAATTCTACATCTGTTTGAGTTTCATATGGATAAAGATTTAGATGGTACTGTTGGTGAAGCTGGTGAGATATTGTATTTCACAGACCACGATATATTTGTAACTGACGGTACTAATGAACACACTCCTTTAGCCATTACGTTTGATAGATTAGTTGAAGATTTTTCTATGTCATCTGATACAATCAATGTATCTATTGATAATATTAATGGTGCTTTATCAACAGAAGCAATTGCTAGTGAATGGCGTAACAATAAAGCAAAGATAACAAGGGTTGTTTATACACCACCATCACAAACACTTGATGGCGATAATTATGACTATGGCTTAGTTCATTACGAAGCAGCAACTACTTATCCAAGATTAGATATTAGTTCTGTTACTAAAGACGTATATACATTGTTTGAGGGTGTAATTGATACTTTCAACGCTAGTGAGCAGTCTTTAAATGGCACTTTAACAACAAAGTTTAGCCATTGGAATAAAGCATACCCAACAAGAACGTACAATCAGAATGAATTTACATCAATTGTAGATGCTATTAATGAAACAATTTACTGGGGCAGACAAGAAACAGTATGACAAAATATGTTGTTCAAGTTAAAGATTGTTTTTCAGCTGTATATAAATATCTTGATGATAAATACACAATACCGCACAAATGGCGTGAGTGGACTATTGAAGATATGGATATATTCCTTGCACAAAATAAACAATTCCTAAGTCGTAAAGACCACATTGGTTTCTTTAGAAGTTTTTGCTCAAAAGTGAAAGATGCTAAAAAAGACGATATAGTTCTTACACGCACATCAGTTGGTGTTGCTATTAATAGATTCACTTACTGGGTTTATAACGAAGATTTAGGGCGTATAGAGCATCTTAAATTAGATGACAAGTGTTTAATAATGAGGATTAACAATGGGTAGTACATTGAAAGCTATTGTCGGAGTCGGACTAATGATTGCCGCTCCGTATTTATCACCAATGCTTGTTGGTGCTGGTGCGACTGCTCTTGCTATTACAGCAACTACTGTTGCTATTTCATTAGTTGGTGCTTCTATTGCTGGTTCTGCTATGGCTCAAGATACTGGCGATATTGGTGGTGTTGAAGCATATTCTGGAATTAAATTACAGACACAAAAATCAAACACTAATCCAGTTCCTATTATTTACGGGCAAAACAAATTAGCTGGTAATATTATTTATCAAACATCTAATCACGCAATTAATGGTGATGATGCTGCTCATGGTTATAACAGAGATTATTGGGCGGTAATTGTGTTTGCTGGTCATTCAATTGATACAATGGTCGATGTTTGGTCTGGTGATAACTCAAGCTTAAATATTAGTGGCACTAAATATACTGAGGAGTACGTTCATTTAAAATGGGACTATACATCATCAGCATTAAATATTACTAGCGCTTCTTGGGTAACAGACGATGCTTTCTCATTATCATTAGGTTCAACACTTGGTCTTGATAGCATTAGCATACCAGCTAATAGTGCTTATTTATTAGTTCATCAAGTCTTTGATGGCAGTCAAAACAAAAACACACAGTTAGATAATATTGTTGTTGAAGTTAAAGGTAAAAGTATTCGGTCAATGACCAACTCAACTACTATTAGTTCAACAGTCGGATATTCAAACAACCCATCAAATATTGTGATGGATTTATTGGTTAATGCCTTATCTGTTGATGATGCTGACATTGATACAGCTTCATTTTATCAAGCACAACAAGATTGTATTGCGAATGGGTGGACTTGTAACATAGTTCTACTTCAACAAGCCAACATTCAGTCTATTATTAATGATGTTTTATCAACTTGTAGAGGTCAAATTGTTCATTCTGGAACTAAGTGGAAGCTAAAGGTTGATACTAAATCTCAAACAAGTGTAGCAACGCTTGATGATGATGATTTTCTGAGTAATACTCTTAATATTTCAATGAGTGGCAACGGTGACATCGCTAATAAAATTATTCTTAAATACGTTAATCCAGCTGATGAATGGTTATCTGCTCAAGTTGTTAAAGAAGATACAACATTACAAACTTGGGACGGTCAAATCATTGAAAAATCATTAGATATTAAAGGTATTACGAACCAAACACAAGCAAATGAATTAGCAGAGATTACTTTAAATACAATGCGTTATACTGAAGATGTTTCTGGAAATCGTATTAAACAAACTCCACTTGTGTTATCATTTGCTACGACAGTTAAGAACGCTCATTTAGAGGTTGGCGATGTTATTACAATACAGCACGATATTTTAGACAGAGATAGAAAATTTATGATATTATCTGCTGAAACTGACCAGAGCGGATTAATTCAAGTATCAACCCGTGAATATTGTGAAACGCATTACAAGGATTCATCTGGAACTTATTTAATATAGAGGACTAATTATGGCAGTAACAACACGCTCGGGCAAAGGCTCACCATTAACACACGAAGAGTTAGACGCTAACTTTAGCAAGATCGCTGGAGTTGAAGATAACGCAACTGCTGACCAAACTAATGCTGAAATAAAGACAGCGTATGAAGCTAATGCTGATACCAATGAATTTAGTGATGCTGAACAAACTAAACTATCTGGAATTGAGGCTTCTGCTACAGCTGATCAAACAGGTGCTGAGATTAAGACTGCTTACCAAGCTGAAGCTAATGCTTACACAGATACTAAGAATACAAAGCTATCTGGTATAGCTACTTCAGCTAACAACTATGTTCATCCAAACCATAGTGGCGATGTAACATCTACTGCTGATGGCGCTACAGTAATTTCAACTGGTGCAGTTGATATTGCAATGCTATCTGCCACAGGCACAGCAGGGGCAACTAACTTCCTCAGAGGAGATAATACTTGGGTTGTACCTACTGATACTAACACTACTTATACATCTTCAGACTTTACTCATGATGACTTAACTGGATTCGTAGCTAACGAGCATATTGACTGGACTACTGACCAAGGCGCAACAAACATTGATGATGGCAACCTGACAGGAAGCCCTACATTCACAACACTAAACGCTACAACTGTTGATCTTGGTAACTGGACTGTTACTGAAACAGCTGGCGTGTTAATCTTTGCATCTAGTGGTACAAACAAAGCGAAGCTAGATGCTTCAGGTAACTTCACTGTAACAGGTGATGTTATTTCTAACGGAACTGTTTAATAGGAGAAATATATGGCAGGCGGAAAACTAATAAGCACGGGTGTTGAGTTCCCAGATGCTACAACACAAACAACAAGCGCACTACCTCTAACAGGTGGCACTATGACTGGTACTATCGCAGGCTTCACCTCAACAGGTATTGATGATAACGCTACAAGTACAGCTATTACTATTGATGCTAATGAGAATGTAGGTATTGGTACTACTAGTCCTGATTGTAAATTAGACGTTAGAAAATCTGGTACAACTGCTGCTCAAGGTGACACGGATTTATTTATAGGAGATAGCGGTGCGGCATCTTCAACTGCACAAGTTCAAATATTAGGAGGCGCAAGTGGTTTTTCTAATTTATATTTTTCAGATACAGGATCTTATAATGTAGGTGGTTTTATATATAATCATACTGATAATTATTTAGCTACTAACGTAAACGGTGCAGAACGTATGCGTATTGACTCCTCTGGCAATGTAACCGTAGAAACTGGCAACCTAGTAATAGGAACATCTGGCAAAGGTATTGACTTCTCTGCAGCTACACCTGATGGTACGGGTTCTACTGGCTCTGAGGTCTTAGATGACTATGAGGAGGGTGCTTGGACTGCTACTATTACAACAAATGGTACAGACTTCTCTACAAGTAGTAGAGGTACTAATGCCTTTTATAGAAAGATAGGTAGCCAAGTTACAGTATGGTTTGGACCATCAATAACTAGCCCAACAAGTGGAACTGGTAGTTTAATAGTAACTGGATTACCTTTTACTGCAAATCATTCTGCTGGTATGAGTATTACAAGTGGTGATATTCATTTTGGTAGGGTTGATTTAATTGGAACAGAGGGGTACTTTATGCAAATCGCTCATAATACGTCAAATATTGCATTTTACTATAGGATAGACAATTCTAACCCAGGGACGATGACTGCTGACGAACTAAATGGAAACACCACCCCATATATTAGTGGCACTCTTACATACACAGCAACTTAATTACGCCTAATGGATTTAGGCACGGACATTTATAACAACAACAGGAGAGTCAAAATGGCTTTAGTAAAGAAAACAGTAGTAGATAAAGTAGAAGTAGTTGGTGAACACAAGATGGTACAGTGTCGTGAAGCTACTTGGGTAGAAGATAACGGTGTAATGGTTGGTGGTAAGAACTTCCACAGACACGTAATCGCACCAGGTGATGAC